CTTATTTTAGAACATCCCATTATATATCACGTCTATGGACGAACTTTAGAAAAAGTCGTCGCTTTACAAAAGCAAAAGCAATTTAGAACAACAAAGACAACATGTTGCTGGATTTACGGAGTCTCTGGCTCGGGTAAATCTCATGCCGCATTTACAAATTATAATCCTGAAACACATTATAATCATCAAGATGATGGTTTATGGTGGGACAATTATAACCAACAAGACACAGTCATTATTAATGAATTTCGTGGCGAAATTAAATATAAAAAATTATTAGAACTTACAGACAAATATCCGACTAACGTATCACAGCGTAATAAAGCTCCATGCCCATTTATTAGCAAGCACATTATTATAACATCATCAAAATCCCCAGAAGAAATCTATAGTTATTTAGGCGATAGTATGTATCAGTTACTTCGAAGAATTACTGTTATATATTTAGGAAGACCATATGACCCAAATTATAAATATCCTTATTTAGAAGAATTAAAGAAAATTAAAATCTTTTCATAGTATATACGAAAGTATAAATGGCGTTTAGGAAGTTTGTGAAGAAAACGGTTAGGAAGGGTGTTAGCAAGGCGGTCACTGCTGTTAAGAAGCGATATTTCAAAGGAGGTAAGGTCTCTATTGGAAACGCCAAATTAGCACAAATGGCGAAGGATGTAGCAATGTTAAAACTCGAGGTGAATGCCGAAAAGAAAAGAATAGATAAGGAAAATGAACTTGCTATAGTTGTAGGACAAGTAGGAAATCTTGATTCAGCAAGTGGTTATTATGTAGAACGAGAATTGTTCGAAATACCAGAAGGAACAGGACACAGACAGAAAAATGGAAACAGTATTAAATGTCATTCATATCATATTGATTTATTAATTACAAATAAGTTATCAACTAGTGGGTTTAGGGGAAAGATATTTCTCGTTCGGCTTAAGGAACCTCAGTTTTTTAATACTAATGTCGATATTATTAGTAGGTTTCTTACTAAGTCAGCTTTCGCAGATAGATACGATTTCAACAGTCCTAGAAATTATGAAAATATTAATGATTTCCAGGTGATCGGATACAAAAATATTTATTTTCCTCCAGATCAAGTCAATGGACAGAACCCAGATAAAATACTACAAATGGGTGGAAAGTTAAACTTTCACCAAAGAACAAAGGAAGTCGCAGGTGTTGCGACATCCTACGATACAAATGAATTATGTCTCATAATGGTTGCCGATAGAGGCGCAAATAACAACGTAGCACTCGCAGAGCATATGACCGTTCAATGGAAGGGCACTCTATATTTCTATGACAATTAAAAACAGATTGGCGGCGAAGCGGCCGCCGAAGGTGCGCCCATCGATTATTCAACCGCACAAGTAGGGGGAAATTGAAGTCAGTTGTGATGGCGTGAGCCATCTAAACACTGACAGTCTAGAATACTTGTATTCTCTTTCAAAAACTAAAGAAAAATAAAAAAATCCCGGAAGTAAGTCTAAAAGTTAGTATTACCTTTTAGACCACTTCTGGGATATTACGCAGTATAGAACAAAATGGTCACAGATAAAAATCTTCAACCTCATTACAGTAACAAAGACAGCAGCAGAGGGTGGTTTATCACCATCAATAATTATACAGAGCAAGACTATGAAAAAGCATTCTTGGCAAAGAGTGATTACGTTATAGTCTGTAAAGAAATAGGCAAAGAAAAAAAAATTCCACATATTCACATCTTTATTTATAAAGAGAGTAAAATAACATTCGCTGGATTAAGAAAAGCATTTCCAAGAGCAAATTTACAAAAACAAAAAGGAACCCATTTAGAAGCACAAACTTATATCAAAAAGGATGGAGACTGGAAAGAGCAGGGACAATGCCCCGCACAAGGTCAAAGAACAGACTTATTAGAAATCACAAATCAAATTATAAATAACCAAATCACAGTTGAAAATCTTATTTTAGAACATCCCATTATATATCACGTCTATGGACGAACTTTAGAAAAAGTCGTCGCTTTACAAAAGCAAAAGCAATTTAGAACAACAAAGACAACATGTTGCTGGATTTACGG